TGCTGGTAGATACTTCTCAAATGCTGAGTGCAACTTGTTCGTTTGCACTGACTCCAGTAATTCAGACATTATTTCTTTTTTGTCTGTGCCTAATGGAGATAGCAACTCATTCATCACTGCAACTCTCTCTGCTTCGTCTTTGGCTTTAGCAATTTCTGCTTCCTTAGACTCAACAAGTGTAGCCTTCTCTGTGATTGCTTTCTTAGCCTCTGCTAATGCTTCTTCTTTCTCTGCAACTACTTTCATTAACTTTGCAGTTTCTGATTTTTCGTTTAAGTAAGAAGAACCATACTCGTTAGCAAATGCTTCGAATATTTTTCTACCGAAGTGGTTTTCTCTTGAAGCCGTGATATCTTCTTTGAGTTGTTTGATTTCTGTTGCTAATTTTTCATTAACAGCAGACTCAACCACTTTAGCGGATTTTTCAACAAACTTAGATTTAAGTTCATTGAATTTTGATTTTGCTTCTTTTACAAGTTTAACCTTGGTTTCTGCAAGATCTTTTTTGTCTTCTGCAAACTCGTTGATTTCTTTTGCGAGTGCTTTCACGACAAAGTCTTCAAGTTTAGCAAAGTTTTCTGTGACTTTTTGACGGTCCTCATTTAACTCTGCAATTTCTTTGGTTAATTGCTTGAGCATAAACTCTTGCAATTTCTCAGAATGTTCGCCGATCTTCTTCTTATATTCAACCCTTGCTTCTGCAAGTGATTTCTTATCTTCAGCAAATTCAGCAACTTCTGATTCCAAACGCTCGGAGACCATGCGATCAATTGCTTCGACCATGTTTGACTTATCATGTTCGTAGCGATTCGCAAATTCTTCACGGAGTTCAGCAGTCACACTATCACGGTGTTCTTTAATCTTTTCGTCCCAAGCACCAGTAATTTGGTCTTTGACCTCTTCACTAATAATACCTGTTTCAAAAAGTTTATTAAAAACATCACTCATCGTGTTTCTCCTATTGTTACTTTAAGCCTTTTATGACTCTTAGCATTGCTTCCTTAAGATGCTTTTGTGCTCTAGCATCTTGTTGTACCTCTGACGCAGTCCTTAACGCACTATAACCACCTTTTGTATTCATAAAATGTTCATAGATTGGTGTTGGATATGCACCCGGGGCACTAGGTTGTGCTACCACGTCAACCGTGATAATTTCGAAATCGCTAACTTCACCATTGGATTCGCTAACATTTCCACTACCCCTACTGGATACACCTAGTTTAACTCCGCTTTCCAGCATTGTTTTAACTAGATTACCCATTGGAGTCGGCAAGACTTTCATCTTGCCAAATCCGTTCGGTCCGTCCATCCACACATCAGTAATCATGTGCGATACACGGTCCAAGTTTACTTTTAAATCATCTGGGTGATCTACTTCACCTAGAACTGAATAGCCGCCTGAGATTTGATCTTTTAGAGTCTTAACAGCGTTGCCTATTTCGGAAACAGGGTAAACACGCTGATTAGCGTTTTTGACACCACCCTGAATACAGATGCCTTTGAGATAAAGATCCTTGGAATCTCCTTCTCCTTTAGACTCTAGGGTGACCTGTGCTTGGTCAAATGTCAAATTCTCACGTAAGTAAGCCATGTGGCTTTCTCCTTAACAATTATTCAGCACTCTTTGGTGCAGATGCTTTCTTAAAAGAATCCCCAGCGTTTGCACCTGGTTCATTCTCGAAAGATTTCCCCATGTCCTTAGCCGCAGGAGCCTTACCGCCCTTTTCTTCACCACTTTGTGCAATGTTTTTACCATCAGCACCTGAGTCTTTGCCACCTTTCGATGCTACTGGACTCGTAGTGTTATCAGCGCCTTCTGAATTGTTAGGTGCAGAGACTTTTTCTACATACTCACGCATAGTCTCGCCAACGGATTTTTCTTTTTTTGCACCTTCTTCAACTTCTTCACCATCTTCTTCTTTTGCTTCAAATGGTGCTTCCATTGATTCTTCTTCGGCTTCTTCTGATTCTTCATCATCAGCGGCTGGCATATCCATTTCTGGCTCGCCTTCTCCGCCTTCTTTGTCGCCCATCATTTCTTCAAACTCTGCTTTTAGTTCGTCTAAAGCGTCTTCTAGGTCAACAACACGGTCTTCAATGTCATCATGTGATTCTTCATGATCATCCATTTCGCCGTCTCCGTCAAAGTCCATGTCGCCTTCAGCGCCTGGTTCTTCAACATCTGAAACCATATCGTCAGCGGCATCGCCACCAACTTCTTCAACTGACTCATCTTCAAAAGACTCGTCTGTTTTTTCTTCTTCTGTATCAGTTGCTTCTTCTACAGCATCTTCTTCATCTTTTTTTGAAGTTTCTTCAACTTCGTCTTCTTTTTCTGATTCATCAGATTCAATTAATCCTTGATAAATCTCTTTTGACTTCTCAACAACGATATCGTGGAATAAAGATTCTGCTTTATCCTTTTCTTCGTTTACGAGAAGGTCTAATAATTGTTCAAACTTTGTATTGTCAGACATCTTATTTCTCCTTCATTTTTGTTAATTGGCAAGGCTGTCATAATATATTTACAAAAAAACCAGTTTTACCGGTCCAAATGGTGGTAAAATCGCGGTTTTTTATATCTTTACTTATCAAGACACTCCTCAAATTCTTTATAACTGATAGTTTTATAGTTATTAAAGTTGTTAAAATTGTTAGGATTGTAGTCTTTTTTGCCTACAACACGTACAAATTCACGGTCTGAGTGGTCTCTAAGTATGGTTTCTGTTTGTCTTAGCCAGTTTCCGTAGTATGTTGCTGGTTCATGTGCCTGTTTATAGTTAGGTGTGCCTGCATATATGTTGTTTACTTTACGTCCGCCCTGCAATCCTACATAGTCAAAACCTAAAATATAGATGGTTTGACAGCCATCTAAACAGGCTCTAAGCAGTGCAGTAGGTCCACTGCTCCAGCCTTTGCTTGGACTAAAGTAGTTTAAACCTACATATTCATCGTATGCTTTATTATAATTGGTCCATACTTCTGTTTCAAAATGTGCCCTTGCGGCAACTATTTCATGAACCATTTTAGGATCTACAGCGATAAGTTTGTTGGGCAGAAATTCTCTATACACTGCATTACAGGCATAAACTATTTCTTTATCTTTTAATTTGTTAAGGTCGAACTTCTTTCTAGAGGTTCCATTACCTAATACATACCCAACTCTACGCATGTTTTTATTTACGGAAATAATTTATTAAAGTGTTCCAGCCTGATCCGCTGGTGGTTGACCGTACATAGTTTTTACAAACTCTAGGTCTTTGGCTTGTTCTAATTCTCTAGCCTCTGCTGTTTTACGAATAGTATTAATTTGTCCAAGAGTTAGTCTAGTTTTTCTAGTATCATCTTGTTTGACCACAGAAATATCTCTTTCAGCGTCGTAACGATTGTCATGACTGAAACTATTTCCATCTTTATCAAAATAAAAGAATTCTTTTAACAACATGTTTTTATTTACCTTATATTCCTGTGTCACCGCCACCGCCTGCACCTGGAGTAGGTGTTGCTCCTCCTCCGCCGCCACCTGCTGGTGTAGTTTCTCCGCCTTCTTCTGCTGGAGGTGGTGCATCTGCATCTGGTGTTGCATCACCGAGCTTGTCTAGATCACTTTGCATTCCTCCAGGTGTAACACCTGCTCCACGCATCTCAACACCTGCGGCTGGATTAGAAATGTTATCATCTGTATTTTCTTCACGCCACATAGTTTCGTTTTCTGCCATTTCTTCTGGACTTAGTCCTAGGAAACGTTTAAGTGCAAAGCGTTTACTCATGTATGGAATTTCTTGTAAGGAAGCAAATGTGTTAACACGAGCATTATCCATTTCACTTTGTCTATAAGCGGCAAAGTTTTGTGGTGGTTGGAACATTAGATCAAATAAATCGTTGTCAATGTTTACGCCTTTAGCGTTTAGATACATTTTAAACTCTTTATCAAATACGTGTGCTATAAGACTTTGCAATCTTTCACAGTATTTGTTGAATCTTAGTTCCTGAATATATGCTGTGCCAACTCTACCATCATTATATTGTGCGGCGCTGTCGTCTGCACCTGTTGGCAAGTATGAACTTGGAATACGTAAACCACGGAATAACTTGTTGGTAAAGAATTTCAAGTCATCAATTTCACCTAGATTAGTACCACCTGGTAACGTTTCAACCTTAGAACCTCTACCTTCTGCTGTTTGTGGGAAGAAGTAGTCCTCGTTGATAGACAGCGGATTGAAACTAGCATCAATTACATTGGTGCCACCACCTGTGCTACTTGGAATACGTCTTTGATGAATTTCATTTTTCACCCTTTCAACAAATCCCATTGCAAGGTGTGTAGGCATATTACCTACGTCAATGTAGAACACACGTCTTTCTGGTGCTCTTTGTACACGATATATAATAATCGCATCTTCTAATAATTCTTTTTGTTTGTAAACTTTAAAAACTGACTCTAACAGTGAATTACCAAACGGAAAGTTTCTATCTAGTCCTTCACTTAAACTTAAATGTACAAAATGTGCGGCATCAATAGCATATTGATTTAGATTGTTTTCAAAACGTGTGCCTGTTGCACTGTTTACACCGCCAACATAACCACGTCCTAGTGCACCACCACTTGTTGTGTACTCACTTTGTGATGAAGAACTTCTAGCATCAATCTGTGTTACTGATAAATTTTGAAAATTAGGATTAATATCTCTTACAACATACTGTTCTGGCTCTTTGCCTTCACTTTCATTAACAATAATCTTGTCCATCTTGGATGGATCAACATGCATCCATTTAAATGTTTCAGGATCTCTAACAAAAAATGCATCACCGTATTTGAATACGTTACGCACAATTTTAAAAATACGTCTTTCAAAGTTGTTTAGATCGCACCATTGTTGCAAATACTGTTTTAGTACTTTGGTTTCTGTGCTAGTACCTTGTTTTTTATATGTAATTGTAAACGGCGTTTTATTTTCTGCATTTTTCTGTGAGCAAAATTCTGCAAGAATATCAAGAGCGGCATTTACTTCCGAATCCATGTCCATTGTTTCATATTGACCATAACGTTCAATACGATTTGGATGACCTGTATACACATCTGGTAAAAAACTTGAATAGTTAGTACGTGCAGGACCGGCACCAGTGCCTGGAACAGGACTAGATTGTCCTGATGTGTCTTTAGGTGTGTATTCTTGAAAGTATCTTTTCCAACTCATTTAAAATTCCTTACATACTACGCAATTCTTGTAGCATTTGTTTATTAATTCTTATTAATTCATCCATTTTATTGCTAGACATAGTATTTACCGATGTACTAGATTTCGCAGTTGTATTTGATTTTACACTAGATTGTTCCATCTTGTCAAGATCTTCGTCAGTCAAATTGGTCATGGATTTTACCAAACCACGGCCTTGTTCCTTAATAGCACCTTGATTTTCTTTTGCATAGGCACTATACTTGGAATTCATATTTTGTCCTGCTT